ACAGATAAGACCTATGGATAACCCTATGAATATAATTGAAGGATCGACCGACCAAACCCCTTGACACCCGCCCCCAGATGCCCTATAATATGGGGGTAATCGACGAAACCACCCCATGAGCACCGCACAAGAGACCGTTCAAGGCATTGTGATTGATCTCTGCACCCGCACCTTCCTGCTTCTCAGCGATCAGGGCAGCGAGCGTCTAGTTGAGTGTGAGACTGTAGAAGAGTTTATGAACGTTCTGGAAGTGGTCACCGCACAACTGGACCCTGAGCAGATTGAGTATGCTGACCTTGCAGTTTATGGGCAGTGATGCTATAGTATAAATATCGAAAAAACCGAATGGAAGTTTTCACAGTGGCAGAGTTTCAAGAACGTTTTGACGAACTAATTGAAAGAGTGGAAAACGGAGAGAGTTTAGGAATAATCGACGAAGACGGTAGAGCAGCAGTTATGATGCCTGCGGATGATGACCTTATACGAATACACACTGAGTTAAACAACGAAGCACAGTAGTATTTGTATTGCGAGTGAGACTTGGTAGTCAGAGGAGTCTTATAAACTCTTTCCGCCAGATTAGCGGCTTTGACCTGGTTCGAATCCAGGCACTCGTATTGCTATTCGGTATTTGCGAATAGCGAATGCTCGTTTACCCATCTGGTTGAAGGGACCGATCTCATAAATCGGCAGAGGTCAGTTCAATCCTGACAACGAGCACTTGACCATAAAGACTCTTTAAGTTATTGTGGTCTTACAACTTAATACGCTCGCGTAGCCCAGCGGAAGAGGCAGTGGACTTATGAAAATTGAGCCCCATTTAGGAAACTTTATGGGTGTAATTCCTCAAATTCGGTGAAACCTGTAAAATGGCAATACCGAGCCAAGCATCGCAAGATGAAGGTGTAGAGACTAGACGGGGAACACCTAAACCGAAAGGTATGGTGAAGGTATAGTCCAGACCACAAACTTTATAAGGCGGCGAAAGTCGTAGTGGTAAGAAAATCCATCCAGGGTCGGTTCGAATCCGACCGCGAGTATTGAACTGATAAACTTATATAAATAATTACATAATGTGTTTATCAGTATGAAGCATTCATATACTATAGAAGAGTTTAAAAATGCTGTTCAAGGAAGCTATTCCATTGCTCAAGCACTTAGTAAACTTGGTGTATCTCCAAGAGGTGGTAATTATAGAGTATTTAAAAAATTTGAAAACCTTTATGGAATAGACACTTCACATTTTACGGGTCAAGGACATTTAAAAGGTAAAACTCATAATTTCAATACAACACCTTTAGATGAAATATTAGTTAAAAATTATGAATATAGTTCCAATAAACTAAGAAAAAGATTAATAAGTGAAGGAATAAAAGAACATAAGTGTGAATGTTGTGGATTAAATGAATGGTTAGGAGAACCAATACCTTTAGAATTAGACCATATTGATGGCGACCATTACAACAATACTTTAGAAAATTTAAAAATATTATGTCCTAACTGTCACGCTAAAACTCCAACATACAGGGGTAAAAACAAAAAAAATAAAAACTCTCAAACATTAAAAAATAAAAGTGAAATAAAAAGAATTAAAAAAATTTATAATTGTTCTTGTTGTAATAAAGAATTAAAAAGAGAATCTAAAACTGGTCTTTGTTTTTCCTGCCATTCAAAATCGCAAAGAAAAATTGGAAGACCATCTAGAGAACAACTATTGAAAGAAATTCAAGATAGTTCTTATGTTGCTGTAGGTAAAAAATATGGTGTTAGCGATAATGCCATCCGTAAGTGGTTAAAATAAATATAAGATATGGGAAAACCCAATGTCTTATCGTATCGACACTGCATACTGCTGGTATAACGATGGCAGTATGATCGTGAAGATGTATTTTATTAATCACGTTCCTTTTACCTTCGATGAATTGCCCGATGGACATTTATACGATCAAGACCTTTGTAGAGCAGCAGATAAGAATCGCACGTTTGAACCAGAAGACTTGTATAGAAGTTCTTTTTATTTGATTGACGAAGAGGTCCATCCTTGCTTCTTTCCAGTTGAGTTAGAGAACCCTGAAGATATGCCTGATGATATTGAGTATGAATATGACGAGGAAGATTTACTGGGATAAATAAAGGCATATAAACCATTAAAGAAATATCATAAAATGCCACTGAATAAGCTAGAAAATTTTATTAGGAATACTGAAGGTCGCATTCTTTATGTAAATCCTAATGACCTTGATGCTACTGATAGTATTGATAATCAGGGTAATTCTTTAACCAAACCTTTCAAAACGATTCAAAGAGCACTTCTTGAGTCTGCAAGGTTCTCATATTTGCGTGGAGATAATAACGATTTAGTTGAAAAAACCACAATTCTTCTGTTTCCTGGTGAGCACTTAGTTGATAACAGACCTGGTTTTGCAGTTAAAGATGTTGGTGGTGTTGCGACTGCTGTTTCTCCTTCTGGTTCTGAGTCAGTTGCTGGTGAAGAACTTACATTAACTTTAAGTTCGAACTTTGATCTTACTCAAACGAACAACATTCTACATAAGTTCAATAGTGTTTATGGTGGTGTTGTTGTTCCCCGTGGTACTTCAATCGTTGGTCTTGACTTAAGAAAGACCAAGATTCGTCCTAAGTATGTTCCAAACCCAACTGATACTAATGCTCCAAATTCTGCGATTTTCAGAGTTACTGGTGCTTGCTATTTCTGGCAGTTTTCGATCTTTGATGGTAGTGAGAGTGGTCTAGTTTATACTGACCCAGTTGATTTCTCATCAAATAATCGGTCGATTCCAACATTCTCTCACCATAAACTCACTTGCTTTGAGTATGCTGACGGTGTAAACCTTCCAACAGGTTACACTATCACTGACCTTGATATGTATTATAGCAAACTATCAAATGCCTTTAACCTGGCATCTGGTAGAGATATTGATCAGAAGTATCCAGCAAATCCATTAGGTTTCTCGAAACAGCGTCCAGAATGGGAAATCGTTGGTGCATTTGCTTCTGACCCTGTAAACATTTCAAATATTATTTCTGGTGATGGTTCAACTCCAGGATCAATTGTAACGGTCACAACTTCGACTGCTCACGGTCTGACTGAGGGAACTCCCGTCAAGATTCGTGGAATTAACGTTGATGATTATAATATTTCAACAAAGGTTCAAACTGTTCCATCGTCAACAACATTCACTTACATTCTTCCATTTGTAAGAGATAACTTACCAGCTGGTGCATCTGCAGGTCTGAGTGGTTCATCTGGAACCGTAACCATCGAGACTGATACAGTTTCTGGTGCGTCTCCTTATATCTTCAACATCTCCCTGCGTTCTGTGTGGGGTATGAACGGAATGCACGCTGATGGTTTTAAGGCATCAGGTTTCCGTTCGATGGTTGTTGCACAGTTTACCGCTGTGTCTCTGCAGAAAGATGACCGTGCATTCGTTAAGTATAATAAGCAAAATAGAGTTTATGATGCAATTGGAATCAGTAAAGTCACTGGTTCTGCTCTGTCTTCTGGTTCTTCTTCAACAAACCTTGCGACAGTTTATCACCTTGACTCTGGAGCAATTTATCGTCACGGCTGGCAACCAGTTCACATTAAGGTAACGAACGACTCATTTATTCAGATCGTTTCTGTGTTTGCGATTGGTTTCAACAAACACTTTGCGATGGAGTCTGGTGGTGATGGTTCGATCACAAACTCCAACTCCAACTTTGGTCAGTTCTCACTTTCATCTGACGGATTTAAAAAGGAAGCCTTTGATAAGGACAATAAAGCTTTCATCACATCCATCATTACACCAAAAGCAGTCACAACTGAAGAAATTAATATTGACTGGATTTCTTTTGACGTTGCAAAGACTCAACAAGTTGGCGTATCAAGTCACCTATATCTCTTTGGATTTAATAACCCAGATGATGATCCCCCAGTTATCACACAGGGATATCGAATCGGTGCAAAGGTTAATGACTCACTCTCTGTTGTAACTCCTTCAGGAACAAAGACTGCAAGCATTTACATGCTTGATAATATAATTGGAACTGGAACAACGATTGCATTAGGAACGCAGTCCTCTGAAAAGTTGTATAAGGCAACTTCATCTGGTTCAAACATCCTAACCTTAGGAACACATAATATTCAAACTGGTGAAAAGATTCGTATCATCAGTGATGCTGGAGACCTACCAGAAAACCTAACTGAAAACGTAATTTACTATGCAATTCGTCACTCGGCAACAGAAATTAAAGTTGCTGGTTCAAAGACAAATGCTGAAGCAGCAACTCCTATCCCCATTACCATCTATGGTGGAACTCAACTGAAAGTAGTCAGTCGAGTTTCTGATAAGGCAGCTGGAGAAATTGGTTCTCCAATTCAATATGACTCTGTAAACTCAGCATGGTATGTTCATGCTAATGCGAATAACGACATTTACTCAACGATTAATTCTCTAGGTGTAGCAGGACTCACCGCAAGAACTAGCGTTGCTTTCATTGAGCGTCGTGATGATCCAAGAAGTTTGGATGAGAAACTTTATAAGGTTCGTGTCGTTGTTCCAAGAGAACTCTTTAATGGTAGAGATCCAAATGAAGGATTTGTTATTCAAGAATCAAGCACTACAGGTGCTAGAAGTAATGCAGACTTCTCTCTAGGATCTATAACTTCATCTGATTATCTTTTCAATAGAAACCCAAGATTCATCAGTACTTGTACTTATGATTCTATCAACAACCTCGTTACTGTAACTGCTGATCTACCACACAACCTAAAAGTCGGTGATCAAGTTATTCTGAAAAATGTTACTAGCACAACAAATACTGCTGGGACACTTAATCTTGGATACAACGGTACTTTTGTAGTTACAGAGGTTACCAACGATAAAGTATTCAAGTATGGAACAACTGATACTCTTGGAACTGTTCATAACCCAGGAACGTTCACAAATAATACAAACACTAGAAGTGTTTCACTTCCTCGTTTTGAAAGAAATGACCTAAAAGGAAACTTCTTTGTTTATCGAAGAGAAGTTATTTCTCAATACATTTATAATGTTCAAGATGGTGTTTATCATGTTTATCTACTAAACGCATCCAACACAGTTCCAACAGAGTTTACAAACCTCAAGTATTCTCAGAATGTTGTTGATCTTTATCCTCAGTTAGATAAAGATAACGTCCATGATAACCCACCAGCATCGATTTCATTTGCAAAGAGAGATCCTCTTGGTGATGTTGTAACAAACGATCTTAAGAATAGTATTACTAGAGAAAGTATTGATAAGTTATTCCACTACTTTGGTCTAAGTCCTATTGTTTCGAGTATTGAAACTTCTGTTTCAGGTATTACTACAGTTACCTTTAATAAAGAACACCAACTGAATGGAGTTGTTACTTATAACACTCTGAATGGTGGAAGTGGACACTCTAACGGAACTTACTATAACGTAAAACTTTACAATGAGAATACTCTCACTAACTGGGACGGTGCGACTGCAAAGGTCGTTGTTTCTGGTGTAGGAAACTCTGTAACTTCTGCTGAGATTATCTCTGGTGGTTCTGGATATACAAATGGAGAAACTCTTTGGTTTGATAGTGGTGCTATTGGAGGTTCTCCAAGTGCAAGAATTACAATTGCAACCTCTGGTATTTCAACCTCTGTAGGAAACTCAGTTCAGTTTACTGGACTTGGAACAGTTACTGACGGATACTATCGAATTATTGATATTCCTGCAAAGAACAAGATTGCTATTGGTCAAACCGTTGGAGACCCAACAATTGTTCCTGGACAATATTTTATTAATATCAGTCCTGCGGTATCAGTTAACTCTGCTCCAACTTATGATTCAGCAACAGGTATTGCAACATTCACCTGTGCAAGTTCGCATGGTCTTGTAGCTGGTAATAAGTTCAGAGTTCTCGATGCATCACACAACAACTTAGGAGACTTTGTTGTTAATGAAATTGCTTCACCAACAGTCTTCACATCGGAGACGGACAAGACAATTCCAGCATCAACAAAGATTTTAAAACATGCATTGTCTGGAAATGATGCAACTTCAGACTCTCTTGGTGAGAACCTTGGTACAAGAGGAGTTTCACTCTATCAGAATGAAATTCTGACTCTTGGACAAACTATCACGAACGAAACTCAGTTTATCGTTTCTGTACCAAACTCTGGTATCGGTACTGTCGCTCGTTTCCCACTTGGTTCTTATATCCAAGTTGATAATGAAATCATGAGAATTACCAGCAGCACGCTGGCTGGATCTGGTAATAATGAAATTCAGGTCATTCGTGGTTCGATGGGTACTCTCAAAGAGAACCATACCTCAGGTGTGATGATCCGCAAGATCAAACCACTTCCTATTGAACTTCGTAGACCATCGATCATTCGTGCATCGGGTCATACCTTTGAATACATGGGATTTGGACCTGGTAACTATTCGACAGGTCTACCACAACTTCAGAACAGAACTTTAACTGAAAGAGAAGACTTCCTTTCACAGTCTCAAGAAAGTTCTTGTGGTAATGTTGTCTATACTGGTATGAACAGTGATGGAGACTTCTTCATTGGTAATACCAAGTATTCTGCTTCTTCTGGTGAACAAACTACCTATGATATTCCTGTTCCAACTATTACAGGTCAAGATCCTTCAAGACTCTCAGTTGTCTTTGATGAAGTTATTGTAAAAGAAAGAATTATTGTAGAGGGTGGTAACTCTCAGCAAGTTCTATCACAGTTTGATGGTCCAGTGACCTTCAACAAAGAACTAAAGATGAATGATACCGTTGCTATCAACGGTGCTCTTAAAGTTAACAATACTCAAGAGATTACAAATACAACACAGTCAACCAACAAAGACACTGGTGCTCTGATTGTCGAAGGTGGTGTTGGTATTGAGAAGAACCTCAATATCGGTGGTGATATGACCATCGGTGGAACCACACAGTCAACAACAAAAGATACTGGTGCTCTGGTTCTTGAGGGTGGTCTTGGTGTCGAGAAGAACCTAAACATTGGTGGTGTTCAAACGATTGCTGGAACCACAGAGTCAACCAACAAAGACACTGGTGCTCTGATTGTCGAAGGTGGTGTTGGTATTGAGAAGAACCTCAATATCGGTGGAAACCTAAATGTTGGCGGCACGGCGACTATTACAGGCAATATCACCGCAAATGCAAATATTAGATTTGGTGATAATGACCATCTATATCTTGGTGATGGTGATGACCTTGATCTCTATCATGATGGTTCAAACAGTTATGTTGATGATAAGGGATCTGGTTCCCTGTTCTTACGTGGTAATGGTGGAGTCTACATTCAGAAGTATACTGGCGAAAGCATGATTGATGCCGTTGCTGACGGTGCAATCAACCTCTATCATGATAATACTGTAAGAATCAATACTCGTTCTGACGGTGCAAGAGTTACTGGTGAGTTCAGTGCAACTGGTGATGTAATCGCATTTGTTTCTGACGAAAGACTCAAGACAAACATTCAACCTCTTGAGAATGCACTCGATAAAGTTCTTCAGTTAAGTGGTTTTACTTATACGTTCAATGAAACCGCTGGTTTACTTGGTTTCAATACTGAAGAAACTCACGTTGGTGTTTCTGCACAACAAGTTCAGGCAGTTCTTCCTGAGGCAGTAAAACCAGCACCTGTAAGCGGAGACTACATCACAGTTCAATATGAGAAGATCGTTCCTCTGCTTATTGAAGCTATCAAGGAACTCTCTGCTAAGGTAGATGCTCTGGAAAAGAAAATAGGTTGACAAAATACCAGGACTAGTTTATAGTACTGGTATTATCTTTTTAAAGTATGCTAGGCGTATATCCTTTATTTCCAGTTCCAATTGCTAAAGCACAATACCCTCCAGAAAAACATAAAGAGTTCAAAGATAAAGTTTTGAAGTTCATTAAAGAAAATAAAAACTTAGAGGTTGATGGAATTACATCTCCAGAACTCAAGCATTTCTTTAACTCATCAGAACTTAAAAAAGGATTCTTCGACTATCTTCCAGACGAAGACTTTAAAAACTTCCTAGAAGACTCTGCATATGGATTTGTGAGAGGTGTGATGGGTTGTGACGTTGAAGACATGCTTATAACAGACTGTTGGATTAACACATGCTATAAGAATGGTTTTCAACAATATCATAGTCATTCAAACTCATATGTTTCCGCAACTTATTATGTGAATTATATTCCATCAATTCATTCGACTCTTTCTTTTCTCAATCCATTCTATAATGTTCACGTCGAACCTTTTATGGAGTTGAATACTCTTGATAAAACCGAGTTCAACCAAAAGGATATTATATGTGATTTTATTGAAGAAGGTGATTTGGTTCTGTGGTCATCTCATTTAGATCATGGGTATGATATAAATATCGGTAATGGTAGAGTATCAATCTCTATGAATTTTGTTCCATCAAAATTCAAGTCTGGACCATACACATTTTCAATTCAAAAATGACTTTACAATCTAGCGGTCAAATTGCATTATCAGACTTAAGAACCGAGTATACAAACTTGGGTTCTGCTGCAAAAGTGGCGATGAACGAGTTTTATTATGGTTCCACTTATCTGCAGAAAAATAAATGTACTGACCAAGCTAGAAGTGATGCAAGTCATCCCACAAAAGCATCTCACTTTGATAATGTTCCTGTAGCAGGTTCTGGAACTCAAATTAAACTTACTAATTTTTATAATAAAGTTTATTATTATGCTAGACAAGCGATAGTTCAGGTAAGTGGTAATAACGCAAATGTTGATGTTCCTACTGTTGAAGGAGAATCTCTTAAAAAAAATAGTAATAATACAGTATTTTTTGATATTGATGTTACAGGAAATTGTAAGGCAACCACAACAGGAAGTTACGGTCTTAACATTCCACAAGGATCAATACCAAATACTACTTGTTTCATGACTAATGACTATGCAATTTATGGAAAAGGTGGAAAGGGTGGAGATGGTGGAGGATCTGGATCTCCGGGCGGCACGGCTTTTTCTGTTGCTTCAAACATTTATCTTAAAAATAATAACCGTATTCTTGGTGGTGGAGGCGGTGGAGGCGGTAGTGGTGGCAAAACACAATCATTTAATGAATGTTATTGCTGTAACGTAAGTAATACTTCTATTGGTGGATCTGGTGGAGGTGGTGGAAAAGGTGGCGGAGCAGGCGGCAGCGGCAGCGGCGCACCACCATCAAACTTCCCAGCAGGTAGTGGTGGTTCTGGTGGAGACGGTGACGAGGACACAAGCACCGTTCCGGGTTCTGGCGGTGGCGGCGGAGGACGTTGTGGAGGATATCCTCAAGGAACTATTTGCTCTAATTCCGGATCACCAGGTGGAGGATGGGGCTCTAGTGGTGGAGGTAGTGGAGGTTCTGGTGGAAATGCAATTCGTCGTAGAAGTAGTGCTTATTATGTGGTATTGACAAGTGGAACACAAGCAGGCAGCACGGTTACATTCTAATTTTGGTATTGGAATTGAAAGAGAAATTTATTCTCAACCGTATTTTTCATATCATTATGGGTATAAAAGTTTATTGCAAATACCAGAACGAAACTCTTGTTCAAAGTTATTTGAAGTAGAGAAGAAAATAAAAGAAAAATTTGAAACTATAAACTTTCATATTTTATTTTTAAACATTTCTCGAAGAGGAACTTTTGTAAACTTTACTCTGAAAAATCAAGAAAACTATGATGAGATACAAAAACTAGGAATCATTCCTATCAAAAACCAAAACTCATTTACGTTCAATCTAGATGATATTGGTGGTGATATTCCTCATCGAGAAATATTTCCTAAAGCAAACTTAGATGAATTTGATATAGCAGACAAAACTCTAAATGTAACAAAAGAAGTCATATCAAAGTTCAATCCAATTTTTTATTGTATTGGTTTTGATGGATGTAATGGAAAACTTAACTATGATACTATCCACTTAGAGTTATATCCACAAAATACTACTGATGGTTCAAAGGGCTTTATAAATATTTTAAAGATTTATGGTATTAATACAGATCCATTTGAAAGATATTTTTTAAACTTCAAAAAGTTTTCCCATGTTAAGTTTAAAATTAAAAATGGGGAAATTAAAAACATAAAGTATTACAGATCAATCAACGTAAACATTCCAGAATTTTACTATGGATGAAACAACCGTATCTTATTATGATTCTCTTGCTGATGCAATTAACGAAAAGTATCCTCAGGGATATCAAGTTGCGTTAATTAAAAATGAAAAGTATGGATCTCTTGGTCTTAGAGAACAAAACTATCAGTACTTAGCAGACTTGGGGGAACTTAATCACGATTCCTTCATTGCCGATGTTGGTTGTGGTAATGGACAGTTTCATGCTTTTTTAAAAAATCATCCAAACTATAAAAATTGTAGATATCTTGGTGTAGACTGTTGCGAAAAGCAAGTTGATAATGCATCAAAATCTGCAGAAAGTTATGCATCATCTTTTTTCTGCAAAGATATGAATGAACTTTTGATGGCTGAACCTTATTTTGATGTGGTTTATTTCATCGAAAGTATTGGATATACAGCTAACCTTGATATTCTTATTAAAACAATCTCTACTGGTGTTAAAATTGGTGGAAAAGTAATCATTAAGAACCCAGCAAAAGTGGTTAATGATGAAGAACTAGACTCAAAGTATCAAGAAAAGTTTGCAAACATACAAAGTGAGTATGGATATAGTGAACAATCTCTTGGTATGCTTCCTGATAGAAACTTCATAGAAGAAACATTTCTTGCAAATGGTTTTGAAGTTGAAAAGATTGAAGTTCCTAATATTGATGTGATGACTTATAATCAAACCTTCTGCTCAACAGAAGAGTTTTGTGAGGCACATCCTTCATACGTTCAACACATCAGTAAGAATGAGACCCAAAACTATGCACCAAACCGTTATCATGAGTGTGTGATTTTTGTATTCAAGAAAGTTGCCGAAGCTATTAGTCATGTTTCGGAACTTCCTTATGTGTATAAAACATATAATGAAGGTATCGAGAAGTCTCAGATTGATCCGAATCATCCAAATGCTCCATATATGCAGAGATACTCTGAATATAGAGAACAATATATTTCAGAGCATCCAGAACAAGCAGACTTTGTTCAAACTCCTTGTGATGATAAAATTACATATGATGGTGTTGGTGTAACATCAACCACAGATTCTTCTACTACACTTTCATATTCAACTTCATTCTCAAGTGACTCTGTAGCAGAAGACACTTCAGAATCACGTGTTGTTAATTTAGATGTAAGTTATGAAATCGACGACTCCCCAGAATAAACCATTTTTAGATCTAGAATCTAAGTATGTAAAGAGTTATTTTGATAAAATAACTCAATTGACTCCAGATATTCTCAAACAAGACTTCACAGAAGTTCCAGAGTACAAAGTCCCTTCAAAATATGAATATGGGGACTGGAGGTTCCGTGTTATTAAGTCGCCAACTGATGGGTTGCAACTTAAGAACTTTTATAGTGATGCACTTAAAGAGATGGTTCTGGATGAAAATATTCCAACAGTAAGTTTGAATACTTTTGCTGCGAGTTCTGATATTAAAGAACATGTTGATCCTCCTTATTATGGTAAAAACCTGTGGAGAATCTTGGTTCCTATTACTGCCGACGAAAGTTATATCACAGCAGAAAGTTTTGGAACGATCAAAGTTGAAGTTGGTAAACCATTCATTCTTGACTTTGTATATGACTCTCATAGTGGAACAAATAAGTCTAAAGATGTTGACCTCTGCTTCTTGTGCTTTGATATTTTATATGAGAATGATAGAGAATATCTTGGTTCTCACTTTACAAATGACCCACTTTACTTGAAGGTTCTAAATATTGATATGGGAGCATATGAGAAATTATGACTATTGATTTTTCTAGACCTTATTATGTTGAATACTATGATAAAATTAACGAGTTAAAACAGTTAATTTTGGACGAACATTTCAGTCCAAAAACTAACATGAAAATCTCTTGGAACATAGATGATGATAGTGGATGTGTCTTATATGCATTCAAGAAAATTCCAAGAGAAGAAGCAACCATTCCAAAAGACAAATATTCAACAGAGATAGTAGAAAAGTTTGCGGAGGATGATCGTATTCTTGCATTCTCAAAAATAACTATTCCTCCAGGTCAACACGTCGGCAAGCATGTTGATACCTGTTATTGGAACAGAGAGTTTTTCAGAGCACATATTCCTCTGATGAACACTAAAGCAATGTTTTATTATGGTGATGAAGAAATAAACTGGAAAAAAGGAGAACTTTATTTCTTTGATGTAAGGCACATAGAACATTCTGCAAAGAATGATTCTGATGAAAAGTTTGAATTTATTAGTATTGATATTTGTGTAGAGGATGCATAACACATTCACAAATTTATATTCAAGATTCAACAATCAGGAATATAGAAATAAATTTAATAAAGAATATTCAGAAATGTTGTCTGAGATTAAAGATGGTAAATTTAATCTTAGCGCAGACCAATATGTAAAAGTATATACAAACTTAGTTAAAAAAGAGATCTGTGAAGAGTTCTCTCAAAAAATTCGTGATGAAGAGCATAAAAACGAATTTGATAGTCCAATGACTGACTTGTTGAGAACTGGAGAATATGTTAATCTTTTTGCTGTTAAACCAGAGTTCAAAACATTTTCAGATAAGGTAATTCGTGATATATCTTCTGAAGTAGGTAGAAGATATGTAAAAGATGTAAGACCATTTTACTATGCTTATGGTGATAGACTTGGTATGAGTGATGCTCATGTTTTAGACTATTCAAAAGATGATTTCTTTAGAATTCATCATGATCATTATGCAGAGTCTCTTAACTTCTCTAGACTACTTACAGTTTGTGTTTATTTGAATGAAGACTATGAAGGTGGATATCTTGAGTTTCCATCTATTGGAAAAACATATGGATTTAAAACTGGAGATGTTATCGTTTTTCCTAGCAACTGGATGTATTATCATGGAGTAACACCTATTACTTCTGGAAATAGATACACCATCGTATTTTGGTTAGGTATTCACAATAATCAGTTATGACTTACTATCTTTTTGAGAGAGACTTGACCTCTGAGCATGTTTCATATCACTATTGCTTTCTAGACTATCAGAAAGTTTCTTTTCATCCTAAGTCTAAGATACAAAAAGACTATGACCATATCTACAACATTCTAGCAAATGAACTAGATAATGTTCATGGGATGAGAACATTTCATAAAGCAATAACTCCACAAAATAAGTTTATTGAAACTCCATATTTTCACCTGTCTGTAAATGGTATTGATGAGCAGGAGTATCAGTTAATTAACAGTGCCTTTGGTCTGAATACAAAACACAGATATAGTTATTTCACCAAGTCGATGATTGATATTGGGAAAAGAACAGATTTCAAGTGTGGGTTTTTACTTGGAGAGTTTAATAATATTGAACATGAGATGAAACAAGATGCTATTGATCTTGCAAAAACTCTTGGTGGTGGAACTTACAATGTTTTGTATGCTTTTGACTTTGATGAGAATGGAAAAGTTATAGACGATAATATAAACGTAGAACTTCTTCCTAACTATTCAGATGAAACATTCTTAAACACAAAGAAGATACTTACAGAGTGCTTTCCTCATATCAACAAAACTCTTTTTGATAAGTATGAGCATATGTTTGATGGTTATTATCCAACTAAGTTCCATTTTCATTTCAAGGTAAAACTCTATAAGGGTCAAAAACCAACCGTCAAGTTTTATCGAACTTATAACTCTAAGAATCCATACATTCAATAAATAAAAATAAAAAATGGCCAATACTCTTGAATACTATAATTCAATAGCATCTTTACTGAACAACGAAAACGATCATTATTACAATGGTGCTCTTTTAGTTGATCTTGACTCAGATCCAAATACTTGGATAGAGCAAGATATTGAGAATATTATTGACTTATCCGATATGGGTAGATATGTGTTAGAGTGTGGTTGTGGTGGCGGATATTTCTTTAAAAGACTGATAGAAAAAAGAAAATCAGTCCAGTATTATGGTATTGATGCTTCTGAAGAGCAAATTAGATGTGCAAAAGAAGCAAACCCAGAATATAAGTCAAGATTTAAAGTAGCAAGTTGGGATAATCTTCCATTCAAAGACAACTATTTTGATACTATTTTGTTCTTAGAAACAATTGGATATGCTGAGAATGTTGATCAAATGTTGTCTGAGTGCTATCGAGTATTAAAACCAGGTGGAACTTTATTCAGTAAGCATCCAGGTTCTACTCTTAATGGTGTGATGTCCGAACTAGATCCTAAAGTTAATTTGGATAAAGTATTTGATGAAACAAGAGAATCTCTTAAAAAAGCGGATATTGAAAGATACACTCAATACATGATAGATGCTACATCAGTAGATACTTATGATTTAAGTACGGGACACCAAAAATATGTTCCTGAATATTGGACAGAATTTAATCCATTTAAATCTCTTTCTCCTATTTCTGAGGACTATGGATATTCTGAAAATAGTTTAGGCATGTTAATGAACGTGCCTGCGTTTATCAGTAAGATGGAACAATATAATTTCTCAGTCCCAGATGGATACACAATACCACCCACAGATTCGTCACTACATTTGAGAACTTTTTTTATAAATGAAGTTCAAGACTTGTTTGTTTCTCATAAAGGAAATAATGCAAATATTTCATTAAGATTTAGAGATCAGACAACTGAGAACTTTTGGAAAGTTGTATTTGAAAGACTTGGGAATAACGCACAGATGTATGATGTTTTAACTCCACTTGGAAGAAAGCATCTAAACTTAATAAACTTCATGTTTTATACTGTTTTTCCCATTAAAGAAGATCTGAATGAGGAGTATGTCGATAATGCATCAACAAGGCAAGATGCTGCTTCTCCCTGTATTATCTTTAAGGCAATTAAGAACTAGAATAAATAACTAAAAATACCATACACGATGGCTAATATTAGAAAAACTTTTAATTTTCGTAATGGTGTTCAGGTAGATGATGATAATTTAATAGTAAACCCGACAGGTTTGGTTGGTATCGGCACATCGGTCCCAACCGAACTTCTTGATGTAAGAGGAACTGCGAAGATCGTTGGTCTGGTTACTGCGACGGAAGTTTTTGCTGATAATATTAGAGCGACTGGTGTTTCTACTTTTAGTGGTGGGCTGAGAGTTGGTATTGTTTCAGTAGGACAAAACGGTATTGTTACTGCAACATCCGTATCTGGTGTTGTAACTTATTATGGTGATGGTGGAAGACTGCTTAACCTTCCAACATCGCAGTGGTTAGATGTTGATATTGGTCTTGGATTTACCAGTATCTATGCACAAGGTTTTGTTGGAGTCAATACAACATCACCATTCTATCCTTTCCAAGTTGGTGGAACAGACTCAACAAGACTATTTGAAAGTGTTGGTGCAAGAGGTGTCGGTATTGATTCGACAGGAAATATTTACTCAACAGGTATTGTAACTGCAAGAGAATATAGAGGTATTGGTATTGCATTAACAGACTTAAACGCTTCTAATATTGCATCTGGAACTTTAGATAATGCTAGATTACCACAGAACATCAGTATTAGTGGTATTTTAACTGCGACAAGTGTTGTAAGTACAAACGTCAACATTAACTCTGGTGGAGTCAATGTAATTGGTGTTGTTACTGCTACAGGTGGTTTTGTAGGAAATGTAACTGGAAATGTAGTTGGAAATGTAACTGGAACCGCAACAACCGCAACTTCTCTTTCTGGAACTCCAAATATTGTAGTTGGTATTGTAACTGCAACTGAACTAATTTCAAATATTTCCAGCACAGGAATTTCAACAGTCGTCAATAGACTTTATGTTGGAAATAGTATTGGTCTGAATACTGTCTCACCATCTGCAGATGTTCATGTCTACAAGAGTGGAAATGGTGGAATTCTTCTTACCAGCACTCAAGAGTCTTATGTTGGTGTTGCAAGAAGTCTAACGAGAGGTCAACAAGGTGGTGAAATTCGTTTTGCTAACCTATCTGGTGCATTTAGTGGTCAAACATCACTCGATCTCGTCAACTATGATAATGGAAGCATAAACCAGTACATCCATCAAGGTGTTGCAGGTATTAACACAGGCAACTTTAACTGGGTTTATGGTCAGACACAAACTGGAAGAATGACTCTTACCTGGGATGGTAGGTTAGGTATTGGAAAAACAAATCCAGATCATCAGCTTCATGTTGTTGGAACATCAACGATTACTGATGACCTTTATGTTGGAGACGACCTTTTCATTAGAGGTGACTCTACCTTAGCAGGAGACATATCTGTTAGTGGTAACTTTACAACAAATAATCTAACTGTTCTTGGTGGTATTAATGCAAACCTGAATAACACTTCTGGTATTTCTACTTTCTATAATATTAACGTAACAAATATTGGAAGACTCAACAAAGTAGCAATTGGAACTGATGATTCTGCCTTTAGTGTACAAATCGGAACCAATAGTGACCTAAGTAATGGTACTGGAATCGTCGCTTCTAGTAACTTTGTTGGTTTAGGAAGCACCGCAATATATCCTCAGATTGAAATTAACGCACTTGGACAGAGAGCTATTTTAAGATCTGTTGGAATTGGTACAACAAGACCAAAAGCTGCGGTTGACTTTTCGGAAGCAGGTACTGGATATTTCGCTGATGCTTATCGCTTCATGCTTCTTCCTCGTCTAAACACGACGCAAAGAAACAATCTAGACACGACTACAGATAATATCAGAGGTGCGGTTGTATTCAATACAACAACGTTAGTTCCAGAATACTATACTGGTTCCTCCTGGGTGCAAATGTCTCAGAGTGGAACAATATCTTATGCTGATAGAGCTGGTATTGCAACTTATGCAAATAGTGCTGGGTTCTCAACCGATGCTGCAAATGTAATTGGTGGTATTGTAAGTTGTTCTCAGTTAAATGTTTATAACTCAGGTATTTCGACGTTTAGTGGTATCACAACAGTCACAGGACCAACATTCTTTGCTAAGCAAATAAATGTTTCTGGTGTTGTAACTGCAACACAACTTAAAGTTGGAACTGGAATTACTGCAAACTCTTCTGGTATAGTGACCGCAATAAATGGATTCTCAAGCGGTATTGGAACAGCAGTTCAAATCATAACAGTCGGAAACAGAGTCGTATTTACAGTTCCTGGTGTAGGAACCACAAGTCTAACTCTGTTCTGATAGAGACAGTCTGGGAACCGTCCACTGGGTATCACCAGGGGCGGTTTTCTGCTATAATAGTCCTATACGCGATGAGACCTGTGATTCAACTCCGACCTCACCAGCAACGTGCTCTGGATGCCCTGCTGCAGTATCGCAAGGGTCAAGTGATCATCCCCACTGGCGGCGGTAAGACCAACGTTGCTATCTTTGATGCTCTGCGTGAGTTTCAGTCTGATGCTCCTAAAACCATTGTAGTGTGCTGTCCGAGAATCCTCCTGGCAGAGCAGTTGTCCAGTGAGTTCTTGGAGTTTATAACCAATGCTGAAGTGATGCACGTCCACTCTGGTGAGACACATCATTTTAGCACCACTAAAGTGTCTGAAATTCAGGCACATGATGTTAGTTGCGAAATCACAAATCGTCACCAACTGATCTTCACAACCTACAACTCTCTGCAGCGTCTTCAGCAGGCAGACCTTAAGGTTGATACCATTTACTTTGATGAGGCACACAACAGCGTTCAGCGTCACTTTTTTCCTGCTACGGAGCACTTCGCTGCTAATGCTGACCGCTGCTATTTCTTCACTGCTACTCCTAAACATTCTGCTACTATTTCCAAACCTGGGATGAATGACGGCACTGTTTATGGGCAGGTGATTTGTAATGTTCCTGCTCCTGAACTTGTAGAGGGTGGTTTCATCGTTCCTCCCAAAGTTGTGGTGCAGCAGTTTGAGATGCTCTCTAAGGGTCAGATTGTTGCTGACGTTGACTGTGAGAATCTGATTCAGACTATTGATGCTCAGGAAATTTCTAAGGTTCTGATCTGCTCTAAGGCAACCAAACAGATTGTTTCTCTGGTTTCTCAGACTGACTTCTGCACTCAACTGGAGGAGCGTGGGTTCTCTTGGATGTATATCACTTCTAAGACTGGTGCTGTGATTGATGGTCAGAAAGTCAATCGTGAGGTGTTCTTTGATACTCTGAGTGCCTGGGGCAAGGATGACTCTAAGAAGTTTGTGGTTCTTCATCACAGCATCCTGAGCGAAGGCATCAACGTGTCTGGTCTGGAGGCAGTGCTGTTTATGCGGTCGATGGACTACATTGGGATCTCCCAGACCATCGGACGGGTCATTCGTCTGCACAAGGACGACGCAGAGGGTCTCAGCAGCGGCAGGATCGCCCCTGGTGCCCTTGTAGACTACACCAAGTCCTTTGGGTTGGTCTGCATCCCTGTCTACTCTTCTGTGGGCATTTCCACGGCACGTAAGGTGCAAGCGGTGGTCGATACCGTCTTCCAACAGGGTAAACCCGCTATTTCTGTCGTTAAGCGTTGATTATGGACTACATCGATCATCATGGTGCTGCTGTTAGCGGCACAGTTCGTGAGAAAAACCTAAAAAATCTTTTTGAGTCTTTTGGTTACTCGCTGGTGAAAACCATTCAAGAATGTCTGACTGAAGGTGTTCAGTATGAGGGTTGTGTTAGAATCACTCCTAATGAAGAATACCTTGAAGATGGATTTAAGTATTTTCTTGTCGATGGTTTCTGTCCTGAGATTCGACACTATATTGAGTTGAAAGGTGGAGACAAGTCTGGAACTACTGAAGAAAAGATCTTCTTTGATTTGACTAAGATAAAAGATGGTGTCTATACAGAATACCCTATGTTGTACATTTTTGAAGGTAAGAAGCAGCACGATAAATGTACTCGTAAGTTCATTCGTGATCTGAATAAACTGAAGATAGCAGGAAACCCCTATGCTCAGATGGTCACGGTAGTCATGTATGATGACCTTACGAAAGAGTTTCTGGACCAGTTTGCAAACCGTCCTCAGACTGTTCTAGAGTCCTCTTTTGTGTAGTATAATAACCCAGTAAACGGAAAACTTCCATGCGCTGCAAAGTCCAACTCTACGTTGCTGGTAAGGTCTTTGATGAGATTGTTGAGGCACGTGATTATAACGATGCTAAGCAAACTGCCCTTGCTCGCAACCCAAGTGCTAAAGTCATTAGTGTAACTGCTATTTTCGGATGACTGAAAGTTTTCAGAAACCTTTTATTGATCGCCCTGGTGTTCTTAATCCGAAACCAGGAGACCCAAATGGTTATGTGACCAAAGATGGAATGTGGGCAGCAGTTCCTTATGGTAAAAAGTTTATTATTATTCACAATGGGCAGCAAGTTCATCTAGCAAACAACTATTCAACTGCTAAGTCTTACATCTCAAAACAGATCAAAGCAGGAAAGAAAGCGACCACAACCGTGGATCAATTTTTCGGTTAAATAGTAAAAATTGCATGAACTTTATGGATGAAGCACCAGACATCAAATGGAACCGAGGACTGGATCTGTTTATTGAAAGTGTGCATAAACCAGACCACGAACTTCGTCAGTGTGCTCATAATCAAAAATGTTACAACGAACTCATGGATGTTCGTGAGCATGTATTAGAATATCTAAAACTACTTAGACGATGACCTATTATGCTTGGTTTGCAATATTTGCAATAGTCGTTTATGTTGTTATAAGCGACAGAAATGTTGCTGATGCCTTTGTTTATATTTTTGATATTACAAAAAACAGAATTATCAGACAAATCTGGTGGTTAAAAAATAATCCAAGAACACCTTGGGCAAAGTATTCAATGTGGAGACGCTCAAATCAACTTGCGAAAGAGTTGATGGATGAGTTAAACTCTAAAAATAAATAAACGTATATCTGGAGAATGATATGCTCTCTACACAATACCGTCTTCGTCTTGAAGCAATTTGTGAGCGAATTGCTAAACATGAAGAGGTAAGTTTAGAAGATATGATTTGGGCAGAGAAACTTGCAAAAGCAAATCGCTCTGCTGCTACCATGCTCCGTCAAGCAAGAAGGACTGCAGAGAATCCTAACATGCGTGAAGGAGATATGGATGATTTTTTGAACCAACTTGATATTGGTGGAACTGGTTTAGACCGTTTCGGCAAACGTGGTTTTGATAGTGTAGATGATATGGTTGACTGGTGGACCGAAGATAGAGATAAACCAGATGACTGGAGGCAGAGAGATTGAAATACGAGGAGTTTATTCATAAGGGCACAGAATTCTATATGGAAATGGTGCGTCTTGTTGATATTAAACTCAAGTATCGTTTAGAACTGACCGATGCTGAGAAAGAAATAAAGGATCACATTATGGAGTTTCAACATCAGGTTAAACTTAATGAGTTAAGAGATAAGTTTGAGAAATGTTTAGATCTTGACAACCAGACCTAGATACTCTATAATACACCCAAATACACCCATTATTATGGACTACAAACCCTATAGTATGGAATGGAGTCGGCGGCGGTATCTTGCCGAAGCAATCCAACAATACTTTGATACTGATGCGTCTCTGGATGTTGTCTTGGACGATA